CAGCAATAGATTTCTTACCAAACCATCTGTTCAATTCAAGTTCGTACATGAATTGGTCAGTCATTTGTTGTTCTTTAGTAAAGTACCAAAGACGGTGACCATTGTGCTCAACCCACGTTACATCGTGTAAGTCAATACCGTTAATTTTACACTTTCTTCTTGAAAGAGTTAAGTGATTACGGTGAGTTTCTGGATAAGCGTATCCTTCACCTACTTCGTCACCTAAAGAACCTTGTCCGTAAGCAGAACCAATTACAGCAACAACTTGTGCAGGGGCAGCATTAGTTGCTGAAAAATCAAAAGCATCAATGTGCTTTACAACTACATCTGTATTTCCAGTGTCTACAATAGAACCAACTGACGTTACAAGAGCTGTAGCACCACATTCAAAACGAACTACGTCATTTACAGCTAACATACAATATTCGTCATTAGCTACAGTTGAACGAATAGAAAGAGTAGATTCTGCACCTACAGCTTTATCTGCAGCTAAAGCAACCTCTAATACAGCAGGAGCTTTGTAACGTTGCATGATTTTCCACTCAAAAGAGCTTCCACCAATTACTTTTTCAGAAGCACCAAATCCTAGGCGTTCTAGTAAGTACGTCATAGAGTAGCGAGGGTACAATTCAATGATTTTCTTCGCAATCTCAGGGTACTTTAGCATATTTTGCACGAGTGAATTGTCAGCCGTGTTATACGCAGGGTCATATTTTGCATTATAAACCTTCATTTTGTTTTAATTTTTAAAATTTATTAATCGTTTTATAAACATTTCTACGTTAAAAACTTTTTAGGGTCAAAGCCTTTCTTTGGAGCTTCAAAACTCTTAGAAGAACGACTTCCTTTTGATGGTGATGTTATACCATCCAGAATTCTAGATTTTCCTTGTTCTACGCCTTGCGTTCGAACCATCTTAAAAATCTTTTCTTTGTTTCGCCATAAGAAGGCAGCCTCCGCAACATTGGCATGAGATTCAAATACTTCTTGGGCAAAATTCCCTTTAGTTATATAATTGTATAATTGTTTCTTATCTTTCTGAGATACTTTGCCTCCAAAAAACTCTTCTTTACCTTTTATAAAGTTTTGTAGTTCTTTTCTCGACTTTGTAGCACCTTCAGTTTTTTGTTGTTCAGCTTGTTTTTCTTCTTGACGAATTCTATCTTTTTCGCTATGAATATGTTTAGTAAGTTGACTTCTTACCATAGTAGCTTCACGCTTTAAAAGACCAGCTGTGTCTAATCTATCTATTGTGTCTTCAATAGTTTCATTGTCGTATTTAGCTGCACGCATATCTGCTATTACTAATTCTTTATCAGACAACTCTAAATAAGAATTTAAATTTTTAATAACATCATTTTCTTGTACAGCAGGCTTTAAAGCGTCTTTTACTTTTTCAATAAATTCTTCTTTAGATGCAGCCTCAATACCAGTTTCTTTACCTATTTCTTCCCAATTTAACTCAGGAGCTGTAGGTTCTTGACTTTCTACATTTGCAGTTTCATCAGAATCCCAATCTTCTTCTGTTTCTTCAACAACTTCATCTACAACCTTTTCAGTTTCATCTACAGGCTCTTCGACTTCCACTGATTCCCATGAAAACCCATCGTCTTCATTATCAGGTGTTTGCGTTTCTTCAGATTGCTCTGTTTCTAATTGAGGTTGTTCAGATAAGTTATTAACATTATCTTCTGAGCCTGTCATAAAAGATGTTGGGTCAAAGCCCTCACTTTTAGGTGTTTCTTCGGTACTGCTTAATACCTCATCAATTATTTTGCTTTCTTCTGCCATTTTTTTGCTTATTTTATGTTTACAAATATATTATTTTTTTTCAACATTTTTTCTTGACTCCATTTTCATTTGATGTTCGTTGTCTTTTTCTTTTTGTTGAGAGTTAAAATCAGCTTTTACTTTTTCTACTGTGAGTTTGTTTTTCTCTCTAACGTCGTCCATATCTCTACTTGCGTCTGAAGCTATTTCTTGAGCTTGTATACGAGCTTCTGCATTTATCTGAGCCACTTGTATACGTCCTTCAATATCCATTCTCTTAAGCTCTGTTTCGGCTTGTATCTTAGCCTGTTCAGCTTCAGCTTGCTGTTGTTGCATAGCTTGTTGTTGTTCTTGCATGTTAGACTGCTCCTTCTTCATTGCGTCTAAACCTTGTTCTAGTATAACTTGTGCTTCAGTCATTGTATCAGCTTTAAGAACTTTAAGAGCATCCAAAAGGCTAATAGTACCTGATTGTAACGCAGCTTGTGACATCTGTTGTACTTGTGTTTTTAAGGCGTCGTCTTTACCTGAGTCACCCATAAAAATACCGTAGTCATTTAATGCAACTTCTGGCAATATGTTTAGCATCTTGTATCCTGCATCACCAAATATGTATGCAGCTTTCTTTCCACCTGCCCAAGCTATTTTCATAAGATTAGCAAGCTTTTCCATTACTTGTTTTTTTACCATTCCGTGAGAATAGTTCCAAGCACCTGTAGATATAGATGACTGAACAACAGAACGTTGCACATTACCTACATATTCATATTGCTCTACTGCACCTTCTCTCTGTGGTGACACACCTGATATTTGACCAGCAGTTTGCTCAAGCATCATTTTAAGGTTAATTAACTGTTGAACTGATTGTGATAAAGTAAAGTCAATTTGTTGGAATTGATTAAACGATGCTGTATCTCCACCTTCATCTCTTGTGTTAATTGGTATAATACCATCATTTTTAAGATGGTACATTACTTCTTGCATATCCATACCTATATTTGAAGGCATTTGTGATACATCATATACAACCGCTTTACCACCTGAACGAGCTAATGCAAGTTCTATGTGATACATTACTATGTTGTATAACATTTGTACGTGACGTAAAATATCCATTAAACTTGTACATTTACCTGTAGTATGGTTAAAAACTACACCTACATACGATAAAGATGTTGTACCTGCATCATCTACAGAACGTACTTGATTAGGTCTTCTACGACATCTAACAAGTATCTTACCACCTATCTTAGTTCCTTCCCAAATATCATCAACATGTTTAGTATTAATAACATCGCCTTTTCTTTTTTTGTACTTTTCACCTACAACTTTATGAAATGGATGTTCAGGATTATGTTTGTTTTCTGATACCTTAACTCTTATAGTTTTAATAGATTTCCATTCTGCTGAAACAACTCTAATTTTAACAGACTTATAATTATCTATTTCAACCCAATTGTGTTTGTTATTCCATCTATCTAAGTTTTCTGTAGTAGATTGACGCATATCTTCTAATTCACGAACATCTTCGTCTTCTAGTTCATCTCTATATTCGTCTAATATTTCATTTACGCTTAGCCATCTTTCTTCACCTGCCCATTGTGCGTCTTCTATAAAGTCACTTTCTATAGATTTATCATATACAAATGTTCTAGGGTCTACTCTTCTAAAGAAAGGGTCACCATCTTTTATGTAAATTTTGTAAAACTCTTTACCAGTAACTAATAAATCACGCATCCCTTCATGAAATACTTTTTTCATTTGATAACGTTCAGCTAAATAGTCTAAACCATCTTTTATAGATTCTTCTATAACTTCTTTATACTCAAAACGCATAAATCTGTCTATATCATCAGGAATAGGAAAATCTTTGTTATCCATGTCAAGTTCCATCCCGTAACTATTTTCTAGCTCAGAGTTTATTTCTTTTAACAAGTCATTAGCTATTAAAGAAACTTTAAACTGCTCTTTTCGTATAGCAGCATCTTGGTTTACAGCAAAAACACTTTTATCTAACGGTCTACTAAGGTCTTCGTTACATATAAGGTCAATTTTGTTTTTTGATAACGGATAGTTACCCATAGTTGCTGGTGATGGCATATTATACTGTTCAGTTACATAACTGTAGTCATCATATATTAAATCACCATTATATAACCTGTAATTACGAACGTCTTTGTCGTAATCGCTTACAGAACCTTCACTATTGTTTTGTTCAAGCTGACTAATTATACCGTCAATGTTTTTTTCGCACCATTCTTTGTTTTTTTCGCTGTCAGGCACAAATTGTTTTGGAAATTCACTCATTTTTTAATTTTTATATGGTATTAATCTTCCATTTTCTCGTTTATAGTAAACAAAACCAATATCTTTTTTAGTTTCTTCGTTTTGTTTTACTTGCTTGTCGTATAAGTCTATATCGTGCACTAAACACAATCCAAATGCTATTGCTCTATCCGTATTCCGTAAACCATAACTACCTAATTCATCTAACAAATCTATAAACCATATATCGTCACAATTTTCTTCTATATATGTTTCCATAAATTGCTCCATAACTGCTTTAGTATGTTTATTCATTTGCAAACCGTATCTATTTCTATTTACAGTTTTAGGTGAATGTGCAGTTGTAGGACGTTCTTTTAGGTATTTTTTACCACCAGCTCTTTGAAAATATCCTATGATACCTATACGAGTGTATTCTATCAACATTTTCGCGTTGTAATATACGGCTAATTTTAGACATCCATCCCAGAAGTCTTCTGCAGTTTCAGGACGGTCTGTATACTCAGCTATAGGGTAGTTTCCTGGTATTTCTGTATTAAAGAATCTTCTAAATATCAAAGCACTACCAAGCGATGAAGTAGACGCTTCATCTTGGTCATAAGAATCTATACCACCTATATCCAATCCTTTAAGCTCTGTTTTAGGATGTGCTAGTATTTTGTACGGCCCATTTCTATCTAAAATAAATTTAACTTGCATACCATCGCCTTCCCACTCTAATCTACCGTGTTGTATTTGACCTTGTAAGTCTTCGTTGCTTAGTATTTCGCTTCTTTGTGCATTTATTTTAGCAGCGTTAAATCTTGCATTTTTAGTTTGTAAAAACGCTTCTTCTACAGATAAAGGATAATTTTGTAATTCTAAATTATAACCTTTTTGATTTCCTGCTTTATGTAACTTTTCTCTTCTAGCTTTAAGCGCTTTAGTTGCGCCTTCGTCGTCTGAAATACCTGTTTTAGTATCAAAATACCCATGATAACACATAGATGCAGGTATAAACAATGGTATTAAATTAAATGCTTCTGCATTATAATACATTTCCATAAAGTCTTTAGATGCTGCTTCTATATCACCACCTGTACCTCCAATAATAGGAACGCCGTATTGCACATCACCATCCATAAAACATGCTTTAGATGACATATATGCGTTTAGAAGCTCTTTAAACTCCCCTGCTTCTTCAAATACCATAACAGACAAACGTTCCCCTTTGTATACTTCAGGATTACTCATAGTACGGCAGTGTATAACAGATTGAAAACCTCCTACACCCCATTTACCATCTTTGTCTTTTATTTTATAACCAGATTTTAATACTTCTTCACCTTCTTTTAAAGTGGAGTGTCTAAAGTTTGAGTTTTGATTATTGAGTCCTGCTTTTACTTTATCGAAAAAAGATGTTGCAGTCACTTGTAAACCTGCTGCTACACCTACGTGGTTGTATGGATACATTGTGTATTCATGAGCAAGAATACCAGAGTTCATATAACTAAAGCCTTTATCCCTTGCTTTAATTACAATCATACCTTTGTTTTCTTTTTTGCATCTATCAAACAAATCGAAATAGATTTTGTCCATATCTCGATACCAAGGAGCTATAAGTGTTTTACGACTATTACCTTCTTCACCGTCACTTCCTAAAATTTTATAAAAATTAAGATAGTAATAATGTTTACCAGTTATCTTATCCATTCCTTTAGGTTGGAAACCATTCTTGCATCGGTCTATTTGCATATCCCAAAACTCTTTAAATGCAACACTGTCTGGATTTAGGTCAGGTACGCCTTTATATATTAGAGGTTGATATTTTTTTATATCATACATTCTTTTGACTCTGTAAAGTTTCTAAATAACTTAATTCTCTATTACCAGCAATCTTAGAACGTTCTCCACGTCTTTCTATAGAGTCTAACAACTTTTGCCTTGTAGCTAATATTTTCTCCACACCAATCATAACTTTCTGTATATCAGCTGCGTTGTCTATATTAATTTTAGTTCTATCAAGCAATGTTGTATATTCATCAATCTTCTCATTAAAAGCAGATAACTGCGCATCCAAAGGGTCATACTGAAGTTGTTTATACTTATCAATTGCGTCAGCAATTTTTTTATTTTTAATACCTTTCCACTCATACGTTCCGTATAAGTCTTTAGCAACAGCACGCATTCGTTCATCTTCTGTAAAATGTCTATAGGGAGAATCGTAATCTGCTATGTAAGCAACAAACATTAAACCTCTGTTACCATAAGCTTTAGAGTCAATAACATCTTTAAACTCTGGTATACCAAAAATACCGTCGTCTTCTATAACTTTACCTGTTTTACTTATTTTGAGTAGGTACATATTTATCTAATACAGTTTTCATTAATAGAATTCCATGATTTACATAAGGCATTTCACCTTCTTGAGGAAACCCATCTTCATCTAAATACTTAAAATCTATACTAGATACATTTCCACCAACTAAACTATATGTAGTTTTTTTAGGTAGATAACCCATATCAATATAATCTTCAATAATTTCTATTTCTTTGGCATCAGTAAACTCTGTTACATTAACATACCCATAGATTTTACCATTTGGCATAATTTCTATTATACCGAATTTCGTTTTTTGCTTGTCCATTGTTTCCATGTTGTAAAGTTAATAAAAAAAAGGGTACATATAACTGCACCCTTCTTTAACCAAAAAACAAATTATTAATCAATCATTATTATATACTAGTCATATTGTATCAAACCGCCTTTCTTGTAAGAGTTTCTTTTTACACCTAACCCAGCTAATACATCATTACCTAATTTAGCTTCACTTGGTTTTCCAAACTTAGCTTGTCGTTTAGATGCGTACACTGATGCAACAGCTTCTCTTTTCCTATCACGTCTACTCATACCTTTAGTGTTACGAGAATAGTCTCCTCCTTCCGTGGATTTACCTCTCATAAGCTTTCTAGCAGCTTTTCTTGTCTGTTTAGATACTTTACGTCCACCAAATTTTTTAAGTCTTGCCATTAGTCGTGTTGAATTAGTCCACCTTTAGAATAACCTAAAGTTTTAGATAGTATTTTGTTTCCAGCAGAAAGATTCTTTTTTGCTCTTGTAGATAAAACACTTTGCGCCTTACCTCTTATTTTTTGTCCTGTTGTTGTTTTCTTTATAGCACCTGAACCACCTTTTACTGGGTCTTTTGTTCTAGATGCAATACTTTTCATGTAAGGAGATACTGTAGTATTCTTTTTAGCTTTTCTTATAGTTTTTTTTGCTTTACGCTTTTTATTAGCTTTCTTAAACTTGTCTATTATTCCAGGCATAATTTTATTTTTTTAATTTTTTTAGTCGTATTGAATCAAGCCACCCTTGCCAAATTTCTTAACAGTATTATGAGCTGTATATTTACCAGTTTTCTTGTTAATAGAATATTTAGTTTCTTTTGGGCTTCTACCATATTTTTTAACCTTACTTTCAACTTTCCTTTTTGCTATTTGTTGGTCACTACTAGAGGCAGTAAAAGTTGTATCAGGACCTAAAGATATATTAGGACGTGTAGGCTTAGAAATACTATTCGATGTTTTCTTACGTTTGTGTCCTTTTTTATGTGGCATAACTAGTCGTATTGAATAAACCCACCTTCACTGTACACCCCTGAATTACCTGACCTTGGCTTATCTTGCAAGTTAGTATTACGTGTACGTTTAAAAGCTTTTTCAGTTTTACGGTTCTTAAACTGTGAAAATTTACGTTTTGCTTTATCTATTGTTCTAGCCCCTTTAGCTTTTTTAGGTTTTTTCTTAAAAATTCCAGGCATGATTATATTTTTTTATTGTTATTGGTCAAATATACCTAAAAAAAATTTATAGTTTTTTGAGTGTGGATGTATTCCTAGTATCGCCCCTACTTTAGCAAAAACTTTTAGTACCCTACCCTTTGTGTACCTTTTCGTGTTATTCTTTGTAATATAATTAAGCACTATAATGTGCTTGCAAGCAGAGCGACTTTCATCGCTCATCTTAATATTATACAGTATGTACGATATTAAAATACTTCGCGACAATCATACTGTTGTGCAGAAGACGTTGAACCAATGGAAACATAAGTTCAGCGTGAAAGTGCACAGCGTATTACCTTGCCCTCACGAGCAAGGAGTTGTTATTGCAACAGTATGTAGAACACCTAAGCCTTAACAGGTTTAGTGTGTTATACTTTATCATATAAACAAGTTTATTAATATCGTGAGGTTGTGAGCGAGCTCTTATTAGAGTTAAAGGCAACTATGGAGAATGAAATATATTACTTTACCTGAAATGTGTGAGTATCTTGATGTGACAAGCATCATATACCCTATCACACTAGAGTTAGTATTACCAATGGACAGCCCTGTTCAAATGGAGTTCTCTTCATTAGAAGACTTCAACGAGTGGCTAGTCGACACAGTCGGCTTCATCGGTACTACAGGCTTTAAGGAAAGTCTAGCACGTATAGTATAAACTTAAAGCAGGAGACTAACCATCTCCTGTTTTACTTTCTCTTATAATTAACTTAACATAAAGAACACAATCATGAACAAAAAAACAACTCTCTTGGACTTCTGTGCGGACACAATGCGCACAGTTAAGTTCATGAATTATCTTTTAGATAATCTAACTCCTTCGCAACTTTACAATTTACCTAAAGACAAAAACGATTTCATAGACATTAACAGTCTTATGAACTCAGAGGAGTACAATGTATACGACAAGTTCATTGAGAATGAGCTACTTATATTAAAACAAAAACAAATTACAAAATCATGAACGAACAAGCTATTAGAATACTCAGCAACTTATCAAGTGACACTCTACTGTTGCTTCACGAAGAGTTAATCAACAAGTCTAATCTTTACAATTACGAACACGACGGTAAAGACGACATTAATGGAAACATTAAAGATACTCTAAATAAGTTCAATTCAGACATTGGACTTGTTGAGTTTGTCTTGCATGACCATCATGTGCAAGACGTTATGGATAACGCAGACCTTCCTTTCTAGGAGGGTGTGTTATTCTTTATTATATAATTAACTTTTATTAACTAATCCTTATAACAATATGCTGAACTCAGCTGATTTATTAAAGACTGCCAAGTATGGCAACGTTATCAATTATCCTTGCGAACTTCTTGTGTGTGATGCACAAGGTGATGTAGCTACTATATTCAACATTAGAACTTATAAAGAATTAGTCGAACAGGTTGAAGAGCTTGACAGCTTTGACAATTTGGGTGACATATTCTTTAAAGTAATATCTATTATAGAATGTAACGAAGACCACATCTTGGATGATGAAATAGACCTACCCTTCTAGGGCAGGTTTATTTTAATTAGTTCACTATCATGTGCAAGGTATATACAGTAGTGACATGCATAGTAGGTTTGCAAGATGCATAGTAGTTTTTTTAATGAAAAGGTTGCTCCGCTTTGCTCCGCGTGAGTTAAACAAGCAAGTTGCTTGTCCTTGTGTGTGTGTCGAACTGTTCCATAACCCCTATTTTCATCACTTTTAGCTTAAATCTTACGTTGTTCTAACATAAGTGTGTTGCGTAATAGATACGTAAGTACTTCATAACCAATGCGTTGTGTTGTGTGTTAGTCGTGTGTGTGATGCCCATTGGTTGTTATTCTTTCTTTTATAATTAAGCGTCTGTTTTATTTAGACGTTTAATAGCTTTGTAGGTATTATCCACTTACCCACCAAAGTTACAATAAATAATTGACATTGTCAAGTCAGGAGTTGATAGCCCTAACTAACTGTGTGTTATTTATTTAGACGTTTAGTGGATTTCATTTATTAATCGGCAGTTAAACTATATTGCCACAAAAACGACAAATTATGTCTTTATTACCAAAATCAATTAAGTTAGGTGTATCAAAAACCTACAACAAATCAAGCAAAAGATTATCAGAAAGCATTGACAGTATAGATGCTACAGTAATCGGTCTTGTAAATAGTGTAGTAGAATTTACAGACGACGTAGGTAAAGTTATAGATACCAAGGACGTTGCTAAATTTCAGCTAGAGTTTCCATCTCTAGAAACAGACTACAACACTATTTCATTTAGCTTACTGTTTAATAACAGAACAGTAGATTATATTGCTACAGAAATTGCTTTGTACAATCTAACTACTAACTTGCCAACTCGTAAAGATAGTGCAATAGCTAAATGGATACTAAGTCCAAACCTTGACGCAGACAATAAGCCTGTTGCAACACCTGTT